CGTAACCGGATTGAATGACGATATCGATATCAAGGCATTTACCATGTCCAATAGCGAGAAGATTTATACGAGCCTTATTGAGCTGGTTAACGCCGAGGTGTCAAACTTGATCCTAGGTTCTGAGTCTATGGCTGGAGCGACACAGTCCTATGTCGGATCAACTAAAGCCCATCAAGATATTTTCCGAGACCGTATTAAAGTCTATCGGGAGTATATTGAGAATGCCATGAATGAAGAGGTTATCCCACGATTGGTAGCCATGGGATATATCGAGAATGGATTGGAGTTTAAGTATTCCGGAGGGTTGGAGATGAGTGTCGAGAGCAAGATCGATCTTTATGATTTTCTTTCGGATAAATATGAGATAGATCCAGACGAGATCGCCAAGGAATTTGGAGTTGTTGTCAAGAAGCAATTCAATAATCCTGCTGGATGGAACGATATAAACGATGATGGTAAGGTCGATAGCAAGGATAGCTCACTGGCTGGTGGATCAGTTACCCCAGCATCTAGAAAGCGTTATAGGAGAAGGAGCAGTAGTAGTGTAGCGAATTATTTACAGGAGGTTATGAATGGAAGAGGAAGTATTTGATGAAACAGGGATTGACGAGGAAACAGAGAAAGAATATGAGTATCTGTTATTCTTGTTCGAGCAATTGTTGGACAAGTTCGATAACCAGACCATAGATCTTGAGGAATTTCAAGATATTATTGAGGCTAGGGCTATGTTTGCTTTTGGGCATTGCGCTAGGCGCTTCGGCATGGATATACACGAGGCGTTAGATATCGTAAGGAATCACAATGACATATATCTAACGCCTTCAGAGATCGAAAGGAGAAAGGCGCTTGTTGCGGCTCTGGATAATTTGATAGATTTTGCTACCGCTGAAGAGACGCAAGTATATATGGATATGGAGGAACAAGATGAAGATGGCGATCCAGAGGATATTTTCCACCTATATAATAATGTATACGCAACCACGGAAAACAGGGATATAGACTACGCTTCGTTTATAGCGGCGTGGTGGACTAATCTATCCGAAGAGACAACCCTTATGTTCATGACGCAAGGCGATGAGCGTGTACGTGACTCTCATCGTGCGCTGGAAGGACTTAGCTATCCTAAATCTCAATTTCCTGAATGGCTGATTCCCCCTATCGATTGGAGATGCCGTTGTTACTTGGTGGAATCGTTTACGAGACCCAACTATATGGATGTCCCCGATATAGGTTCTATTATAGAGAAAGCTGTTAACCCTGTATTCAAGCAAAGCCTAGCGAGAGGTGGAGCTATATTTGGAGAAGATCATCCATACTTCACAGTGGATAGGAATCTTATTCAATCCATGAAAAACATATCGTCAAACATCAAATCCAAATACAACTTGGTATGAGCGGTATAGATATCACTTTTCAAGACATGTTAAACCAATGGAAAATAGCTCCTAGTAAATTCGCATCTGGCTTATTTAAGGCCAAACTTAAAATAGGGGAAGAATATGTCAAGGAATTTAAAAGGTCGTTTGACCTAAAGAAAGCCCCCGGCGACAATGGTAGATTTTGGCCTCTTAGAAAAAACGAACATCGTTATCATCATGAGTTAATGAACGAAACGGGAGATTTGAAAAATTCTATCTCCTACCAACTATACGAAGGAGGAGGGTTGATGATCTATACGGATGAAAACAAGTTCCGTGCTAATGGAAGAAGAAATGACGCATTTAAAAGTTACGCAGCCTTCCATAACGATCCCACAGGAACATGGCCTCCAAACATTCAACGTAAATTCATGGGTGACTCCCCATTAGTTGAGCTTAAGGCACAACTGATACTATATAATTTATTAAAAAGCATCATATGATAAAAAAATACGAACCAAAACTCTTAACAAAAGATAGCAAAGAAGGTTCCGGCAATCAAGAAAACAACGAACCTACTGATAATGAGAATACGTTAGGCGATGTATTTCAGGCTATCAAAAGAGCGATCCTTACCGTGAAGGAAGAAGAGGGGGTTATGGAAAGTCCTTCTCTTTTTAAAACCATAGCCATAGATACCGGTCAGTTCGAAAGGATCATGAGCAATAGCAATACTGAATACGAGACCGCCTTTCCCGCTTGTTTTATACGATTCACGAACGTTCATTTTCTGGTGGCTCAACAACGTATCGGGGAAGGACGTGGCATTATACGTATTAGATTTATCCTCAACAAATTGGACAACCAGAATACAGAATGGGAAACTTACCCTTTTTATGTAGCCGAGAGATTGAACAAGGCTATCCAAAACGCAAAGGAAACAGAGGAAGCTCTTCAAGAACGCTGCAATCTCATGTATTTTGATATGCCCCAATCAACCAATATGTTACAAGCTTATTGGCTTGATTATGAGATATACTTCAAGATAACCTCTAGTTATAAATATGCGGAATGGATAAAGAAAAAAGTTATCACTCCTCCGTTTACGAATCATAGTGATATCCCTGATGATAAAGAAGATGTTACGGAACCGACTTATAATGAGTCTTCTACGATCAATGATGGTATAGTCAACCCAGAATCCATACAGATATTGCCTCAAGATAATCGATTAGAGGTTGGAGAACAGATGGTTTTATCCGTTCTATTTTCTCCTGATAACGTGACTAATAAAAATATAAGTTTCGATTCCTCTGATACATCTATAGCAACCGTTACCCAAAATGGTATTATTTCTGGAATCAGAGTTGGTAGCTGTCAAATATCTGTCACGACACCAAACGGAATAAATGCGGTTAAAGATATTATCGTTTACATAAAACATAAAAATAGTAATGAGTAAGATCTCTGCAAAGAAGGATTGGTATTCGATCAGCCAACCCTCCCCTTCCAGCAACAACAACTGGTATTCGATCGTTCAATCTCCTAAAATAAGACTAATGTCTAATCTCAATACTGATTATGAGGAGAGATCAGAGAATATCATTGAGACAACCGATGGTTTTATAGATGAAGCAAAAGTCTATAGTTCCATTACCCATATTGAGATTAACAACCAACACCTTATAATATCTTTTTCAAATGGGCTTGTTTTTGATTGTGGTATAGTTAGCGGTGATTATCCCATATTAAGATATACGGCAAAGGGTATTGAGAGTAAATATAATAGGGAACCTGATTCCGCATATAGAATCATCGTTCCTATAGAGGATATTGCTCTTAGTTTCGATAAATTAACCGATCAACAAAAAGAGGATATAAAATTCCATTTTTCTGATTTCACAGAACAGGAGATCGCTTTATTGCAACAGCCCGCCACAGATGCGGCTACACAATGCTATACTATTATCACCCTAGTTAACGAGGCATTGGGCAAGGTGAATGAATTAAATGACTCCGTGGGTCAAGAAGAAACGAAGCGAAACGCATCTGAGCAAAAAAGACTTAATGGTGAACAAGAAAGACTTATCAATGAGGAAGAGCGTAAGAGACAAGAAACGGTCCGGATAAATAACGAAGAATCCAGAAAGAGCACCGAAAAACAACGAGAGTTATCAGAATCTCAAAGGATTCAACAAGAACAAGCCAGAGATGACGCAGAGAAATCCCGGGAACAATCAGAACTATTACGTACCCAAGCTGAATCTGATCGAAAATCCGAATATACTCAGATTATAAACGATACGAACGCCGCAAAGGATTTAGCTATTGATGTAGCGAGCCATCCGAACTACGTAGGTACGGATTTCTATGTGTATCAGTGGGATTCATCTACCAAATCATATAATAAATCCAACATTTGTCTACGCCCTGAAGCATTTAATATATTCAGGACGTTTTCCTCTATTCTTGAGATGAACGATAATAAGGACAATATACCAGAAGGTAAATTTGTGGTTATTAATGGAGATGTAGAAGTTGAGGATACAGGAAAACTGTACGTACGCACGTCTGTAGGTTTTGATTATTTAGTGGATATGTCTGGCATGAGAGGTTTTGCGGGTAAAACCCCACAATTCATCATGGGAAACGTCATCACCGTCAATCCCGATCTACCGGCAAGCGTATCCTTATCAGAAGCTGGTTTCGATGAAAACGGAAACCCTATATATTCTATAAATATCTCCGTTCCTAAAGGAAAACCGGGAACCTCCTTTAAAATATACGCTACTTACGCAACAGTGGAAGAGCTTAAGACATCCATACCCGATGGAAAAGATGTCGATGGATGCTGTGCCATAGGAAATCAAGCTCCATACAACTACTATTTTTGGGGAAAAGATATTGACGGAAATATTGGCTGGAACGATCATGGTAAGCTTGAGGGAAAGAAGGGAGATCCGTACACTTGGGAAGATTTAACACCCGCACAGAAAGAAACAATGGCTATAAACACGGGCAATTACCTTATAAACCTATTACAAATCAACGATAATGGGCATCTAATTATCACTACACCGTAGCATTAATCAATTAAAACACGAACTATATGTCAACTATAATAGACCTAGGAAAAATAGCTTACGTAAATAAAAAAGAATGGGACTCCACCATTCCATACGAGAAAAAAGATGTCGTATCTTATAACGGAAGCTCTTGGGCAAGTTTATCTGACAACAATGTAAATAATATACCTTCAGAAGGAGCGCATTGGGCTTTGATGTCCAAATCCACTTATCAGTCTTGGTTGGATCAAGGAAACACTGGCAAAGAAGAAGACTTTATCGCTTCCATTGTCCAAGTTCAACCAGACTGGAATCAAACAAATATATCGGCCAAGGATTATATTAAAAATAAACCCTCGAAGTTCACTCCAGATACCCACACCCACACTAAGAGCCAAATATCTGATTTCCCTTCATCCTTGCCAGCGGACGGTGGAAATTCTAGCACGGTGAATGGGCATGTGGTAAACTCCGATGTTCCACCCAACGCTAAATTTACAGATACCATTTTTGATGACAGTGTCTTACGACAACAAATATCGGACACTTTAAACGCATCAAAACAATATACCAATGAGCAAATTGGAAAAATAGTAGGGTTTGACATATCGATAGTCTCTACCCTACCCTCAATCGGTCAAAAAGGAATCATTTACTTGGTTCCTAAAAGCGATGGAAAAAACACCGATTTTCACAATGAATATATATGGATTGATGATAAGTATGAACTGATAGGAAATACCGCTATCGATTTGTCCGCATATAGCACGACGGAACAGAATGACAATAAATATGTCACCAAAGAGGCTGGCAAGGGATTATCCACGAATGACTATACTAATGAGGAAAAAGCCAAGTTAGGTAGTATTGCCGCAAACGCCGAGGTTAATGTCAATGCCGATTGGAACGCAACAACAGGTAGCGCTCAGATATTAAATAAACCAAATGTCATTTTGGAACAAGATATAGATCGAACCAGTATCGACAAGTCTCAATCTAAATGGGCCGTGACAGGCACAACGAACAAGAACACCACATCATCCACGAACAGGGTATATGACTGGGTTGGCACTCAGTCGGAATACGATACCCAATTTAGCGCAGGGGGAATCGACCCAAGCTGGATTTGTTTTATAATAGATGTAAATCCATTCTCAAGTTTCAATATCTGGATCGGCACTATAGAGGAATACAATTTGATAACCCCACACGATAGTAACACTATATATTTAATAAGGGATTAATATGATTAAAAATATATATCCAGTCGAGGATAATTCCTCTATCATATATTCAGGTAAGTTTGGAGACTTGTTTAAGGCATTACCCAATATACCCTCAGCCTCATACTCCGTGAATATATGGTGCATAGGTAAGGGAGGAAAGGGAGGAGACGCAGGAAATGGATGGGGTTTGTATAAAGGAGGAGCCGGAGGCGCTGGAGCGAATGGAGGAGTTTTGTGTGTATCGTCATCGATAAGATATTCAGACAATATCCAGTTAGAATATACAAATGATGATGGAGCTTATGGCGTGAAGGTATCATCTGATAAATTCACGCTTAAAGCTTACAATGGTGGAGATGGAAGCAATGGGACGAACGCAAGCGCTTTTGGAGGTAATGGAGATGGAGGCACAGGAGGAACCGGTAGAGCCAATAAAGCTGAAGGCATTATAATGGTTATACATAACTGGCACGACCCGAAAGCTCCATCTGGAGGAAGAGTTCCTAATAGCACGTCTCCAAACGCTATTTTTTCATGCGAATATACTACATCCTATAACTATGGGAAAGCAAGCGCAGGTTCGGGAGGCGGTGCTTCAACTTCTCCATCACCGGGATGTATAGTTCTGGAATTAACGTTACCAATCGGATTCGTTGGAGAACAAGTCATCAATCAAATCTTTATAGGAGATACAAAAATAAACCAAGCCTTATGATAAAACAAGGAAATAAAGTAATCAGCAATACGCAAATTAAAATCTTATCAAGCAATGAGATAACAAAAGAAACCATTGAGAAAATTCTTACTGGTGAAATAGTATCTCATACTCATGACGGAACATATGTCAAAAAGGATGATCCAAGATTAAGTGACTCACGTCCGGCATCTGATGTCAGCGCATGGGCAAAAAACGCCACAAAACCATCCTATTCAGTGTCAGAAATAACAGGATTGTCCAATGTAGCAAAAACAGGTAGCTATAATGACTTATCCAATAAACCCGATATTCCTACTGTTGATGTCAACAAGGCTTATGTTGATGGTGCGTTAGCCACAAAGGCAGATCTTGTAAGTGGTAAGATCCCGTTATCCCAGCTACCTGAGATCCCGTCCCCAATAACTGTTGATCCCTCCTTAAGCTCGACAAGTACGAATCCTGTGCAAAATAAGGTTATAAACGCAGCGTTAGGAAACAAAGTTGATAAGGTATCCGGAAAAGGGTTAAGCGCTAATGATTACACTACAATCGAAAAAGACAAACTATCAAGAATCGGTTGGGTTATAGATCAAACTCCATCAATAGAATATGAAGAGGATAAGATTAAATTTCTCATACATCAAATAGATCCCAATAGTGGGTCAACCAGCAAAAGCTCATTTTATATTGATGGAGCAAATGGTTCTAAATCTGGACTAATGACAGCCTCAGATAAGAATAAATTAGATGGCATAGCGACAGGGGCGAACAATTACATTCATCCTGCAACATCAGGAAACAAACATATCCCAGCAGGTGGAGCATCCGGCCAGATCCTTCGCTGGAGTTCAGATGGTACAGCTGTATGGGGAGCGGATAACAACACCACATATAGCGTGGTTGGCGCTAATGGAAGCACCGGTTTGGTAAAAAATGGTTCTTCTGTCACCAACGCTTCAGGTTATACTACTTGTCCTATTATTGGAGGTGTCCCTTATTATAAGGATACGACTTATACACTACCAACAGCCACAGGGTCAATACTGGGCGGTGTTAAGACAGGTGCTAACATAACGAATAGCTCTGGTACGATATCCAT